CCTGACATATTAGATCCTATAGAAGATCCATGTATTGATGCTACTTGTACTACATTTGGATTAGTCATATTTTCCCCCTTTAACCAAATACTATAGCCATCGCAATGGCTTTTCCTGTGGTGGCTGCACTACTTGATGTGGCTAGTCCTTGCGACATGTATGTTTTTACTGTCTGAACACTAGTCATTTTCATAGTACCACCATCGTTTATTAATATTCCATCTCCATCTGCTAATGCATCTGTACCTCTAGCTGTATCACCATCAATTAAATTTAATTCAGTAGTAGAAACAGTTGCACCATCTAAAATATTTAGTTCAGTAGCAGTAGAGGACATTACAACATCTTCATTAATTTTAGGACTTGTTAATGTTTTATTTGTTAGTGTCTGTGTTGCTATTTCACTAACTAAAGTACTGTTACCACCTTTAGGCAATAGCATAGTATTTGTTATACCTTCACTATGAGGTTGTGCTGTAATAGTTTGTCCGTGACTATTAGCATGACAATTTAATTGTATCTGCCCTTCTGTACTACCACCACCTTGTATTTCTAATTTATAACTAGCAGGTTGAATTACTATGTTACCTGATGCAGATGTTACTGTTCCACCTACAATAGGACTTGTTAATGTTTTATTTGTAAGTGATTGTGTACCTGCTAATGTTGCTACTGTATTATCTATTGCAACTGTAACTGCTTGCCCTGTAGCTGATGTATCTATGCCTGTACCACCTGTTACTGCTAATGCTTGGCTATCTAAATCAATAGCAAATGTTCCTGAATCAGCAGTACCATCTAAGTCTTGTGCAGTAACTTGTGAGTCTACATAAGCTTTTATAGATTGCTGTGATGCAATGCCTGTTGCACTATCAGATGCCATATTATCTTCATCAAGAAAACTTTTACCATCTAAGATGTTTAATTCAGCTGCAGTTGATGTAACAGCAGTAGAACCAATTTTTAAATCACCTTCTGCTACTATAACAAATCCATTACCATTTGGTGTAATTGTAATATCTCCATCTGTATTTGTAGAAGATATAACATTGCCATCCATTTTTAAATTGTCTATATGCAAATCTTTAAACACAAAGTTTGCTTTACCTAATCCTACAGTTGCTGAATTAGTAGGAAAAAAACAATTTGCATCTGTACTATATTGTCCTGCAGGTCCTATAACAGTAATTCTAGCACCTTCAGCTGCCGTACCATCATGTTTATGCCCTGATGAATTATTAAATGCTGATTGTATTTGATTATATTCATTATCAAAATCTGCAGCATTTATAACTTTACCTGTAGCAATGTTGTCATTTGTATCTTGTCTAGTATATCCTGCCATATTATATTCCTTATTGTCTGTCGTTATTACTGTATTCTAGTAATGCAGTATCTAATCTATAATTAGTTGTTGTTGTTTTATCTTCAATACGTAATGTTACTGTTTTACCTGAACCTACTACGTTTGTATTATAGATAACATCTAATGGTGTACCATAGGTACTAGCATTATTTCCATAAGGAGTATTACCATATAGAACTGCTCCTTGTGTTCCTGACGCAACAGTAATAGTTTCAGGTTGTATTACATCAGGACTTCCTTGATCATATCGTAAACTTAGTGTACTATTAAATGTTCCACTAGCATCAATATATAATACTAATTTATAAAAAGTTTTTCTAACTAATGGATCTGTAACAGGCATTGGTGGAGATTCAAAGATAGAAGGTATTAATGTTCCATCAAATGTGTCTGTAGCGTCCATACGATAGAGATATCCATCATCTGTAGCAAATAGTATTAATTCTGTACTTACCCCTGTCTGACCCATATAACGTGAATCTGCAACATATACATTCATGCCTACTATCTTTGACCAATTAAGACCTTGACCACCTTGTGCAATAAATTTAGTTGCTAAAAATCCTTCAGCTGCTTCATCTTGTACACCTGCATTATATTTAAATATTCTATACTGTGCTTTTTCTCTTAGTGTAACAGCATGAAATGATCCACCTGTAAAATTATCTATGTCTTTTTTAATAGGTGCAGATGCAACATCTAAACCAAAGTCACCAATTCTGTCTGTAGCTGCAAGAGATCTAATTCCATCTGGGGCCATAAATAAAATATCACCACCAACTTCAGAAATAGTATCTGGTTCAATACAACCTATCTGTGTTGTTATCTCTGTGGATTTAAAGTTGCCTGACGTACCTGCTATTTTATATATAGCTTGTCTTGTAAATAATATTAACTGATCACGAAAAGGTATTAACCCTGTTATTTCATCTGCGTAATTTGTAACACTTGGTTGTCCACTTGCAAAGTCTGTATCATTTTTTATTTGCATAGATAATAAGTTATTACCTTTTACAAAAAATAAACAGTCATTAAATACTGCTACAAATTTAGCACCTAAAACATTTGCAGGTGTACCACTTGAACCTGATGTAATAAAAGATATACAAGCATTAGCATTAGCACTACTATCATAAAATGCAGGATAGTTTACTCCATCTACAAATACTGCTTTATCTGTACCATTAAAGTTATAAATTACACTACGTATTTTGTTTGTTGATGCTGATCTACTAGCATGATCAGAACCCCCACCTACAGCATGAGCTACAGTTATAGCACCTGATGTTACATGATAATATAAACTATTAGGTGATGAACTATCTAAACGTGTGACAATAGCTTCGTTAATATCAACGATTGTAACTCCTGTTATAAGATTTGTACCACCACTATTACTTGATGCTTCTATTTTATTAGCATTAAACTTACCATAGCCTTTTAGTTTAGCATACCCACCTTGTAACGATGGTTCATAATTTTGCAGTATACTAGCACTACCCACAGCTTGTGTACCATGTTGCAATGGGCTAAGATTAGATATTAATCCACCCTTAAACTCTACAGGAAATGTTTGCCAAGCTGTTGCCATTAAAATACTCTAGGATTTAAACCACCAGATCCACGATCTATAACAGTAGAACGCACATATTCATAACGATTAATATAAATACTACGCATATATTTAATACCTTCTTTAAATTTGTTTTCTGACAATTGTGAATTTTGTGTATCTCCTCTAAATTGAAAAGCATAATACATTGCACCATCTACAATAACATGTCTAAATTCTTGTGGTATTGTAGGTACATCTGTAGCTATTTCAAGTATAACAGGATTCTGATAATACTCATACACTAACTCATATGCTTTATCAGGACATGGATAAAATATAAACTCTTGACTAGGTGTACGTACTATATACTCTGGCACTCCCCGAATAGATGTATTCGTATTATACTCTGCATCTATGTATCTGTCAAGATATTCTTGATAGTCAAGTGATTTTAATTTTCTAGTACTAATATTTAAAGTAGTATTCTTTTTTAATCTAAAACTATTTTCGTCAATCATTTTAGCATCTTCAGGATATGGGTATCGCATTGTTCCTGCAGATAATGTTTCCTCTTCTTCTCTATGATTCCACGGCCAATTAAATTCCTCATGGTTAATATGTCTTATCGCAGAATTAACAGCATCTTTTGCTGTGTGATAAAAACCTTTTGCTGTTAAAAAATTTGCAGATGTTAACTCTACTTCATTTAACCTTCTATTGATTTCATTTACTAAATCTAAATAATTATATGCCATACTAGTTTTCCTTAATACGTAGTTTAACTACACGTTCTGATATTAAACCTGTACTATCTGTTATCTGTGAAGTTATCTTATATGTAGTGTTTACTGTACCTGCACTTAGTCTTATTGTACATACTGTATTTGTGCTATCTCTTAATATACCACCAAAAATAGTAGTAATACCATTGACTGTAGTATTTTCTGTTGTACTGATTTGTGTTTTTACACCACTAGCGTTATCAATAAACCAAAGATTAGCAACTATTGTTGCTCCTAAACTAGTAGCATGATCATATCCTAAAAATCTAGACCAATCCATGCTATAATCTAGAGTTTCATCAGGGTCTTTATTTGGCCATTTAAACGACATATCTTTTCCTTTATGCTGCTATCTTATTAGTTTTAACTATATGATTTCTAGGTGGAACTATTACAGTTCTATTTATATTTTGAGCAATACTTGTAGCATCTATAATATGATCTCTAGGTGGAATAACTAATATTCTATTTTGATTTGCTATAGCATTTAAACTCTTAATGTTATGTTTTCTTGGAGAAACATGTACTGTTCTATCTTTTGCATAATCATCTTGATTAATTGTTGTTACAATAATATTACTTAATGGAGAAGATATTTGTAATGCAAAACCATTTATACTTATATTTGCTGTACCAACTACACTAGGTTGATTAAAACTTGTTGTTAATTGTAATGAAGGTAAAGTAAGATTACCTGTGCCTTCAATAGATAATGTTCCTAAACTTAAATTAAGTAAATTACTAGAAGGTGTAACATTAGCATTTCCTACTGTTGTTACAGCATTTAAATTATTTGATAGCGTTAATTCAAAACCAGATACTGTTATATTAACAGCACCTTGTAGTGTTACTGTACCTATACTAGTTACTAATTCTTCTGTATATGAAGCTTCAGAAAATAAAGCATTAGCATTACCATATACATTTGTACCATAATGAGCTACTTCATTAGTTAGAGTTATATTCGCATTACCTGTAAACGTAAGTGTTCCTACAGATAATGTAGCTAAGAAAGATGGAGCATCTATAACTTCAGATACAGA